AGCGGAGTTCAGTGCCGAGCAGTCGCATGTCATCAATGATCTTGATCCGGGTTTCACCCGCGACCAGAACCAAGGAGCCATTAAGCTCTCGCACGACTGGCGCGTGGAGCAGGCCATTGGTTTCGATTGAGGCCCGCAGGTCTTCCATTGCCTGGGGGTCGAACTCTTGGCGTTGGCGCCCGGACGTGATGACTAACTCTGAGCGTTTGCGATACTGGTTCATTACTTGGTTCCTTTTAACGGTGGGTGAAAATGATCGGGATTGTGGGGGAAAATGTGGCTCGAAATGGGGGCACGGATAGGGCAAATCGGGCGCGTGTTGGGTTTGTTTTCACGGTTAATACCATTGTGGCATGATGCCTAAAAAACGGCTCTAATCGTACCTACTTAATCCCTTTCCAAGGTGTAAAAAACCTTCGAAGGTCACTGCACCAAAAAACCGCCCAGGGAGACAAAAGCGGCTGGCAACCGGCTGCAGCAACATGGTTCTTCGAAGGAACAAAGAAAAAGGCCAGAACGAATGGTCCTGGCCCTTGCCTTTGTTTACTGGGGCTTGTGGCCCCAATACGCAATGCGTTAGGCCTTGGCCACACCCTTGACGTCAGCGAAAATGTCTTCACCGACGATGCGGTGTTCGACCTTGATCTTGGCCATGCGGCCCATCAACATACTGAAGGCGAACGGTTTGCCGGGCTGGTTCAAATCGCAGGCTTCGCGCAGACGGCCCATCGAGACGTTTTTGCCCTTGCCCATGTCGAGGCCACCAGCATCGGTGAGGTCGAGCATGATGCCCTGTTTCACAGTGACTTTTTCGCGGCCCAAGTCGGAGAGGACTTGTTGGTCTTGCACCGACCAGACGAGGTCCAAGGCCAGGCCGGCTTTGCTAGAGTCGGTCTTGGACTGCCACGGGCGGACCTTGACATCGTCGACAGTTGCCAGAAACTCGCCCACGGGCACCGGAATGACCTTGGTGTCATTGCTCTCGGTGACTTGCATATCCAGGAATTGGTTGGGGTCAAACATTTAAATGCTCCAGTTTAAAAAGAAAAGTTAAGCGGAATTGCTAAACTGCTAACGGCGCGGGGCCACCTCGCTGCACTAAGCGCCATCGTGCGGTGGAATACGGATTTTAGATAGGCTGGCCAAGCCTGTCAATAGGTTTCGGAAAAGTTGTTTAGGAAAGGGCTGCGCGAGCCTTCCATTTAACAATGACCGGCGCAAAGGAGGCTGGATTGTCCCCTCGGATCGGCAGGTTGCGGGTTTTGACGTCAGCCAGGGCCGAGGCTGTGTCCCACTTCCAATCAGTCCCACTGCGGACAGTGAAGATGACATCACTGAACATCGGTGGGATTTTCGGGGCCAAGGCGCGGCCGAGGGTCGACACAGTGATCTTGACACCGCCCAGAACTTGGTCCGTTTCGCGCTCGACGTGGGCCAGGAGGACAAAGTGGCACCGACACCCGTCGCAGATCTGTCGCAAAAGCTTTTCGAGCTGGTCTTGCGCGATGCCCCAGTCGGACTGGCTCTTAACAGCCTTGCCACCAATAACCAGGGACATTGCGCACCGCCCGAGGCCTGCCATGCCGTCGATCACCAAGGCCCGAGAAGGCCCCCACGAATCCACCGCCCCAAAGCTTTTCCCGGTCCGATCATCCTTGAAGTCATTCAGGCACTCCAAAAGCTTGATGAACTGGTTGTGCTTAGACTTGTTCGGGTCCGCCATCTTGGCCAGGGCTTCGAGCGAAAGGGTGTTGATTTTGCGGGCGTCTTCAGCCATTGCAAGAAAGCCCGCTTCGGCTTGCTTCAGCGTGTGCCAATGCAAGTTGTCCGGGACTTTTTGCCCCTTGTCGGTCCAATAGCCAAAGAGGCTTTCCATCCCGCTTTCCAAGGCCAGGTAGAAAACCTCGATGCCGGAGTCAACAAGCGTACCAATCGAGTGAGTTTTCCCGGTCCCCGCTGGACCCATCAGCAGGACATTCACACCCGGCAAGGTCGCGGAGTCCAGACTCGGGGGAGCTGTTGCTGTTGTTGTTTCCATTTTCTTTATCTTTCTCTACTTCATCGAGTAGCATATAGTAAAACACAAGTTGCATTGTGATCGGAGACCCAGTGCGTTCGTAGACTGCCGCGAAGCGTTCCGCGGCTTCCGCCGGAGTACCCTTAGTAGGCCTTGCCATGTTTGTGCTCCCGCGACAGATTGAACTGGCTTTTTGCAATCACGGCCTCGGCCAAGCGCAGACCGTGGTGAGCGGAAAAGTCCAGGATGCGAATGACCGCGTCTGCGAGTTCTTCTTCGATGCCGGTAAAGTCCGGGATGTGCTCAGACTCGCTGATGTTTTTTCGGTCGGCTTCCAAAGCCTCGCTCAACTCACTGTGCATGAGTGCGATCTTTTCGCCGGTGTTGTCGCTTTCCCAAAACCCCTGAGCGTGCATGTGGGAGTTTATGAGCTTCGCCACGGTGTCGAATGAGGCGATGAAGGCGGCGCTGCTGACCTCCAAGAAGGCGCTGCGTTCGCGTGAGGCCTGGGACTGGGCTTCGGCCTTTTCCTTTTTCTCGGTTTCAACCGCATCGCACATCTGGTTGATGGCGCGCTTGACAGCCTTTACCTTCGCGCTGCTTTTTGCATTAAAAGTGCTCATTTTCCGTTCCTTGAATAAAATTCCACCAGAGGTCTAGTTCCCTACGCAAAGCCCCCTCCGTTAAGGCTTCACTGAATTCGGCAAGCCACGAAAGGAACAAGGTCCCTCCAGGCTGGCTGTAATGTTGCGGGTGCTTACGACACCCGGCACGGTAGGCAAGCCAAGCCGTGGTGGTTCCGTCGGGGAAGGTTATCGGCGCCTTCGCCCAAACGTCGCCACACTGCGGGCAATAGAACTGCAAGCTTAATGGGGCTTGGAGTTCCCCGCCGTGCAGCTCTTTCTTGCGCCAGGCCTCGCCAAGGTGCTTGCCTTCGATGAACAAAAGCTGGCGAAACATGGCGGGTATTACTCACCGGTAACGGTAGCCGCATAAATCTCAGTCGCATAGCCCCATTCGTTATGCCATTCTTCCAGGGTCTTTTGCTTCCGCATCAAGGGGTCCCAGACCCGTTGCTCGAAGTACATCGGGAGCCAGGATTCAGGAGAATCCGACTTGCAGACCCGGATCATGCTGCAGCCGCCGTACTCACCGCAGGCGCCGTCGATGGCGTAGTCCCAATAGCCTTCCTTCCAGCACTCAATCATCCGCTTGAGGTCCCGCAGGGTCTGATCATGCCAGCGCTTGATTTCATATGGGCTACGGTAGGTCAAGACCTGTTGTGTATCGTACTTGGTTTTGAGGATGCTGACGCCGCGCACAATACACCCTGCGCTTTTAATCCCGAGCTGTTCCGCAGCCCACATATACCCTGTGAACTGCCCGCGCATTTCCCACTGGCGGGACCAGCTCGCCCCCAGGCTGCTTGTGGTCTTTTCGTCCACGATGTAGACGCCGCCTGCGAAGTTCGCCAGCATGTCAGCCCGGCCGGTGTAGAGCAGCGGATCACCGGTTTCTGGATGCAGAATGTCTAGCGGAGTTGCGAAGCTGAACTCAATCCCTCGTCGTCCGTTGGCAAGTGTGATTGGGTCCATTCCATCTGCTCCAAACGGGTACTGTTCAAAGTAGAATTCAAGGGCTCCAGCGGTCCGTTCGAGCGACTTTGCAGAATCCGACGGTGCCTCAAAGTCTCCATAGGCTGCGAGGAGGGCGCGTATTCCGCAAGCTTCGGAAGCTTCTTTATCACCAGGGGTTTTGTGGGTTTCCTCCCAGTGGACCATTCGTTGGCCGTCGTTTGCATAAGTCGTAGTAGGTTCTTCATAAATACCTTCGAAGAAAGCGCGGCGAGCCGCTTCAATGCCCTTGGCGAAGGCTCCGCCCGCGACAAGGTGGACGGATTCGGCCTGGGGCTTCCAGTGTTCCACGTAAGTCCGGAACATTTTTTGGGGGCAGGAACGAAAGGCCGCCAGCATCGTGGCGTCGACTGCATGGGGGAACATGGGGCGCTTCACTTCGCCATCTCCAAGACGTTCTGGTCAGCCAGGGTGTTAGCAGCGGTTGCAAGAAAGGCCTGGGTTTCGAGAGCGGCTTCCTGAATCCCGACACCGGCGATGACCAAGATCTTGCGGCAGCTCTCGTCCGACAAGCGGATCTTGATCTCGTGCGAAGGGGAGACGGCCTGCAGTTCCCC